CAAAACTAGCTGTTGTCCATTTAGTGGCCGAAACACTATTATCTCTATAAATCCAACTGGTTCCATTTGAACCTGATGGTCTGTTTGAAAATCTTCCAGTTCCTTCATTCCATGATTGTGAAATAGCATATACTTCTAAATCTAATATAGATGATAAATTTTTATGTTCTGTAGATAATAATTGAAGAGAAGAAGAAAATGGTGATGTTCCTATCTTATTTTCTATGACTGATTGAATTTCTGAGTCTTTAAATTTAATTAAAACTCTTGAAGGATAATATCTTTGGTCTGAGCTTCCTTTTTCTTTTACGATTTCAAGAATCTCATCACCACCCGTATTCATTATAGTTCTATCTGGGTGACTATATATTGTCGCGTCTTTTTCTGGAAATAAAAAATAATATGCCATTTTAGTATGTTGTTACTCTTCCTTTAATATCTGTGTTTGGGTATTTTAACTCAAAAATACTAGGATCTAACGAAGGATATACTACTTTGTTTTTGGTTGCTTGAACAAAGTCATATTTGTATTGTGAATACCCTAATGCTGTTCCACTTTTATTAGTTAATTCTACCTTTTCTACTGTTTGTACTCCTTTAACTCCTCCTATCAAATTTTCAATTTCTGAAATAATGATGGGCTGATTTACTTGCCACTTATCTATATTAAAATAATCTTGAAGTTCTGCTATACATTCTAATATAACTTCTTCATTATTATAATTTCTAAATGCAGTGATTTCAAAATCAAGAGAAAAATTAATTACAAATGCGTCTTTAATATTAATAGAATCAGTTAACATTCTATACTGTTCTAGATATGTAGATAGATTTGTTTTTGTAGCTGTATTTAGAGTTGTTAGGTTTTTATTTGAATCATAACCCAATGTGTATAAATTTAAAGCTAAAGGATTAGGAATACGATTTGGTTCTGTTGTTAGAGGTGAAATTTGATCATCTTGGGTAATATAAGCTTTAGCTACTCTACCAAAACGAGCGGGCATTGATAAAGTTCTAACTAAATAGTCATCTTTAGTTACAGTTCTTTGTTGTGCACCAAAATTAGCTATTGTATTTTGTCTTATTTCTTCTACTGAATCACCTGCTCCTCCACCTTTTGCGGCTTCTGGGTTTGTAGATGATACTGAACTTTTTATAAAATTCAACATTGAACCATTTAAATTAGGTTTATTAACCGTAGTTATGGTTCCTATTTTTGTAATTGTATTTGAATTTACATTAGACTCTAAACCACCACCTGTAACGTATGTTACAGTTAATGTTGTGTTTGCTGGTACTTGTCCGTATGCTTTAGTGTATAAAAAGTTTGATGGGTCATAAGCTACATCTAGTTTATTTCTTCCATCTTTAATTCCTAAACCTATATTATCTGGATTTGGTATAATATCTTCATCAGCTTTATCACTTACTCCTGATCCAAATTGGATTTCAAGTTGATTGTTAGTTTTAAATCTAGATATAAATCTACGTGGTGTTCTTTTAACTTTTAGTAAATAAGGGGTTTGTTGATTAAAACCATATAGTTCAGGATCATTAGCTGCTGTATTTTCTATTTCTTCAAAAGTAGTATCTTGAGCTAAATATGGTACTTCGGTCCAATTATTACCTTCAGAGTCTATAATTGATTCTATAGAAATAACATTTGTATCAAATAATGTTAATGTTTTAAATCTTTCAGCACTACCAATAGAAAATGTTTGTGTTTTAGTTTCTCCAGATATAGCTTTAACTGATTTTTTTAATAAATAATATTCAGGGTTATTTGAACCATCAAATTGGTATACACTTACTGTTGTAGGGTCGAATGAAGATGAAAAATCAAAACTTACTTTTCTGTCTGTATAAAATTTAGGACCCTCAGTTGATTCAAAAATAGAATTAGCTTCTATATCTAATGCGTAATTAAAATCAGGTTTATAATCTCCACTTACTAAAATAGATGGTACTAATTGAAATAAATCAAGATCAACAGAAGCAGCAGTTGTTACTTTAGGTTTATAACCCATAGCATACGCTAAATTGTATAGGTTTTCTTTTTCTTGTGCTAATGTTAAAAATGATTCTCTTAATTGTGTATCTGTGTAAAAAGATAAAACATCACCTACATACGATGCTATTTCTAAAAACATCATTCCAGGATTACCTTCACTAAAATCATTAAAGTTATTAGGAAAATATACTTCAGCAAATTCTATTAATTGGTTTTTAAAAGAGTTATAATCCTTGTTTAGGTACTTAACATCTTTATCTTGTGTTTTATTTGATACTTTATTGTAAGCCATTAGTTAAAGTTTAATTGTATAGCATCATTAGTTCCATCTAAATTAAATCTATATGTTATTGTTATAAATAATTTATGTTCATCATCTTCAAATTTTACAGATGTGTCTATTAAAGATATTTCTGGGATATAAAATACAATTTGGTTATTTATTCTTTCATTTAATTCTTCTGTATTTATACCTTGTTCAAATAATAATTTTTTTAGACCTACGCCAAAATTTGGTTCATTAACTCTTTCACCCGCTTCTGTAAGAAGTAAATTTATTAAATTGCTTTTTACTTGTTCTTTTACAGTTTGGGTTCCTTTAAAAATATTAACTTCATCCAAAGGAAACGCTACCCCTATCCTAACATTTTTATTAGAATCTAATGGGTTTATTCTACGTACTCCTTGAATTAATGGCATATTTTATAGTCCTTTTTTCTTATTAATTGCTTTCATTAAACCACTATAATCTCTTGTTACAGCATTAGCTACTGATTCAGGCATTCCTGTTGTATCCATGTGGGTAACCCCTCCTGTTGTAAAAGGTTGTGATAAACTTACGGGTGCTTGGGCTGTTTGGGTGTTTGTATTTCCCATAGCTGTTTCATTTAATAAATCATTTAAAGTATTATCACCTACAAAATTTTGTTTTTGCATAATAGGTTTTTTACCCATGATTTTTTCTTTTAAAGATGATTGTTGTGGAACTTCAACTTTTCTTTCAGTGTGTTCTACTATAGATGGTTTAAGTTCATCACGTAAGTCTTCTTTAAGTGATTTAATTTCTCTACGTAACGCATAATCGATTTCTTCTCTAACTACTTTTCTAATTAGATCTTCAAAAGTTTTTGCTTTCATAATGTTAATTGTTGTTTGTTAATAAATATAAATAAATTCTAGATTTTAAAACGTCTATATCCTATTTGTTGGAAATTAGCGTTATATATTTTTTCTATTACTTCATCCTTTCCTTGAAGCTGTAGTTCATTAATGATTCCTGTGTATAAACTACCTAAACCATCAAGTGTGTTTTGATTTAGGGTTCCATCTGGGTTTAATAAATCAGATTCTGATAGATTACCTTCAACTATATTCCCTTCTGAATCTGTTATTTCGTCTCCTCCTATATTACATTTTTGTAGATATTGTAAATAAGATAATTCTAATAATGTTAATAGAAAATTAATAAAATTAATTAAAGTTACTAATGCTACTATAGCTGCTGGTACTATAATAAGTACAGCCAGTGCTTTTTTCCTATATTTTGATGTAGATTTACCCAATGCTTTAACAGCACTATCAAAAAATTTAATTTTTACCCTTGCTTTATCTATTAAATCTAATAATTTGGGAATAGGTGCCCCTGGTATAGCGAGTGATGCTGTTAGAGCTAATATAAGTACTTTAGCTATTCGAATAATTGTATTTAATAATATTAATAAAGATTCTATTTTAGTGATTATTCCTCCTTCTTCATCAACTATTTTGTTTAATTTTTCTTGTATTTTATCTAATTTATCTTTACCCCGGGATACTTGATTTTTTAATCTATTTATTTTATTTTTTAATTTATTATAATTGGCTGTGAGTTTTTGTTCTGTTTGTGGGCTACAAACATTAGATTTAAATTGTTGCTTTATCTGTTCTTCAGTTGGTAGTTGTTCTTTTACCTTTCCTACTTGTTTATTAGATTGTTCCCTTAGCTCATTTTTAGCTTCAAATATTTTTTTATCTATGCCATTCTCTAGTAAAGATTGTATTGCTGCTACTGCCATTTTATGCTAATTTATTTATTTTACTTTTGATATCTTCTATTTGATTCTTTAATTGAACTATTTCAGCTCGTCTTGTACCTAATAACCCATCGTTAGCTGGGTTGGGGGCTGTTGGAGTACCTGGGGCACCTGTTATAAATGATACTTTGTAAATCATATCGTCCATTAAACCATCTATTACATCTAATATATCAGATAATAATTGTCCTGTTTTATCTCCTAAAAGAACAGGTTCTGTAGGTAAATT